TCCTTGATTGTTCTTGAGCACAATAAGATCATCGAATTGATGATGCCAGATGGGATAAAAAACAGTGGCACTTGCATTACGAATACCTCCTTGACTGCATGAGCGTAGATCACCAAACCATTTCTTCAAGAATGGGACCATGCCAGTGTGCATGATTTCGCCACCACGAATAGGAGCACCTAATGGGCGTAGACGACCAATCTCTAGTCCAATGCCAGCACGTTTGCTGGCATATTTGGCCATCATTTCGCCTGAGGCGAAAATACTATCCAAATCATCGTCTGAACGAATAAGAACACATGAGCTAAACTGTTTAGTAGGAGTTCCAAGACCAGCAAGCACAGGAGTGGCAAGAGTGAATAATCCATCACTAGCGGCATTATAGTATTCTTTGATGTAGCGCATCCTTGCTGAGTTTGGCTCTTCTTTGTGGAACACAGTGGCCGCTGCCACCATGTAACGAATTTGTGGAGTTTCATAAACTTCCTTGGTTGAACGATTGCGTACCAGATACTTTTCAATCAACTGTTCCACAGCAGCATAGCTGTATTCTTCGTCCTTGCTGTGGTCCAGCATGGCATCCATGCGGTCCCAATCTTCTTTGGTGTACCACTCTAGTAGTTCAGGAGTGTAAAGTCCTGTGGCCACGTTCTTTACTATAATAGAATACAAACTTGGAACTTGATACTGACCGTACACGTCCTTACGCAACATACTCAAACGTTGCTTACCAGCCACGTATTGGTAGTTCACATGCCCCACGTCGGGATTGGACTCAACATCGATCAAGTCTACGATTGCTCGTAAGGTGATCTCGTCGATTTCTCTTGTTGTGATGCCATCATAAAAATGTGGTTGACTTTTGATCTCTATCATTGACTGACTTACATCAGCAATGCCGCTACAGATTTTTGTAATCTGTGCTTGCCACTTTTCAACTGCTAATGGCTCTTTACGGCCACTTCGTTTTGTGACTTGAATGTTACTCATTGATACCTCTTATTGTAATTTTAATTCTGTGCTGCTATAACGCCGCTTTAATACTAACTTGTTTTCGACCTGTTGAATATTTACGATTTCTGCGTCAAGGAAATTAATAACATATTTTCCTTTGTTGAAAACAGATAAGTTATAGACATATCCTGTTTCTGGATCATTGTATGTACGTAGTTCCATGGGCAACTGTCCATGCCCACTATAAGCAATAGTATACAGCATTCCTAGAGCTTTTGCAATATCACAGTAATAATTTTCGGCAATTAAATCCCAAGCCGTAGGCCATGACACAGGATCTGCAGGATCCAAATAGTAAGCGTTATAAGGACAGTCGCGCCAAAATTCGGCAGTTGCCAGGATAGCCTTTTCAATGGGCATGCCGCCCAGGCTTAATCGAAAAGCACGCCAACGAGCAACACGCTCGCTGGGATCAATTTTCCACATCGGTTAAATGTATTGAGTTAGGTTGTATTTAATTGTAGCTGCCGAAGTTACTCCGCAACTTAGTATGCCAGTATTATTGATATAGATGTTACCGCCAAGACTGGTACCGGTTTCTGTATAGTCGTCTTCGTATGTGACTGCACTACCAGTATTGGTATATTTTACAGTACCAAATCGATATGCACTGCCGTTATCTAATTGATAACTGATGGCACCAGTGCCTGTTGCCAATATACCCAGTGTAGTTGCAGCGCCAGTTGGGATAGCAGTTACAGTAGTTACACCAGTCTGTAGTTTACCCACAATGATACCAGTTGGCCCGGTACTGTAAGTAGTACCACCAAGACTGGTAAGATTACCATTAACACCAATGCTGCGAATAGCAGTAACGTTACCGTAGTAGTTGTTGAGTGTGGTAATACCGTTAACACCGTTACTGGCAAAGTAGGCCACATTGCTGAGATAATCAAAGTAACTGTTGTCAATTCGTACGGCACTGATGCCGCCAGTTTGAACTACCACGTTGACACCTGCTGCACCATATGTAAAACTGCAACCTTCAAAGGTCACGCTGCGAGTAGTCTGAACGCTGTCTGTAACAAAAACCAAGTTGTTGGTAGTGGCATTAACAGTGGTGTTGCCGCGGAAACTACAGTTCACAATACGAGCATTGCGTACACTGTCTAAGGTCAACAGGCTACTGGTAATCAAACTGGCATTGGCGCTTTGTTGGAATGCCATGTGTTCAATTAATACATCACGTGGCAAGGTTGACCCTGTTCCGTTGTATTGACTGTCTACAGTTTTAAAAATTGGTACAGTAGCATTGGCTGTAACCAACACTGTGTTTTGACGTCCGTCACCACGAATTGTTGCGTAAGGAGGAACTAGAATCTGACTGGTAATATTGTAGGTACCAGCAGGAATATTAATAGTTCTACGAACAATGGGTGTACTGTCATTGTAGGTGGTGCTGTAGATCTGTTGCAGGGCACGTTGGATAGCGGCAGTGTCGTCAGCAATGCCATTGCCTACTGCACCAAAGTCCCTCACGTTGACAATCTCGTCTAGCTTGTACTGTAGTGTTTGTGTAACGGGGTGGGCACTGTCGGGACCAGTTACTACTGTGTAGCCTGCTGCTGCCCCTTGATAGGTATACAGCCCAATAAGTCCCAATAGATTACTGTGCTGAGTTAGAATCTCAGTTACACCCTGTGTAGGGGCACCTTCAGTAAACGTGCCGTTACCAATGAACAGACGTTGTGTGTCAATGCTCCAGCCCATCTCTGCTGAAGCTAGTTGTGGTAAATCTTGCTGTAAACCACGTCGAATCTGTATGCGTGAAATCTGGACGATTGCCATGTTCTAAACCTTGCTCTATTGTGTATTTAGCTTGTCAGATTGACTTTATCTTGAACAATTTTTTAGGCAAGTGCTGCTGTGCTGGGATACTGTATCTGCCTTGACTGTATTGGAATCCACACATGTTACAGGTATTCTCTGGGGTTTTTTGAGCCTGGAACCAGGCTGCTATTTCAGCATCAGTTGCATCTTGCCCCAGTGACTTATAGTCATTGTAGTACTGTTTCCAATCTTCAGAGTCTTGTAGTTTGTAGGTTTCCAGTGTTTGATTCAGTACCGCTCGAGGAGGGCATTTCCATAGTCTATTTTGATATAACTCTACATAATTTTTTATGTGACAAACTGAGTGATTATTAATTTTGGCCATGTCATCTGAATAATCAAACCAAGGTTTCAATGATTCGCCATGTCCACGATAGTGTGGAATAAACTTTTCCCCAGCTTGGTGTGTTAGACACAGCGCTGATAGATTATTGCCGTGTCGGTCTTTTAAGTAAGAAATTTCTTTATAACTAGAATCTTCGGAAGTCTCGGTGATCCAATTCGCCAAAAGAGTTGGGCGTAGTTTGTTATAACGCTCTAATATCAACTGTTGAAGTTGTACATAGTTATTTAGAACTAGGCTGGAATATGGTTCGTCTGTGGTATGATGAGTAATACTAATAGAAGTGTTATTGTCTACAAATAGTTCGTCAACGTGCTCAAATATTTTATCGAAAAAATAACCATTTGTGCTGAGCCATACACTACCTTCAGTGGGCCAATAACGTCTTACAAGTCTGAACCATTCAATCAGTTCTGGGTGCATGGTAGGTTCACCACCAAACAAATGTATTTGAACGGGTTCAATGTATTGACTCCAGAATGCCACAGCTGATTCGGCCTCGGCTACAGTAGTCAACCCATTAATTTTTTTATGATCGCTGAATGTACAACAGCCCTGACAAGATAATTGGCAACTACGTATAATGACTAGATCTAGTGTCTCTACTTTATACTTCATGACATGAGATAGTAAAGTTCTACTCGTTTCATCCACTCCGCAGTCCAGTAGTCAAACTCGTCGCCTTCGATAACAAATTCAAGGTATTCTGGCGTGGAATATGTGTTATCTTCCAGTAATCGAGGCTGCACAGCCATCATAATTACGCCTTTGCGTATATTGGTGCCATGTGTGTCATTGTGCGCTGCTGCGTATGCTGCCAGCTGAATAAAATAGTCACCAATGTATTCGCGCTTCTTGGGCTTGTTGCTCTGCTTGAAGTCAACGATTGCAGGGACTCCTTGATGTACAGCAATACAGTCTGTGGTGCCTGCATATAACCCGCTGTAATAAACAGGAACTTCGCTGCCCCAGAATTCGTCTACTCGGCTCAATCCATTCAGTATAACCTCTGCTGCCATGAACCAGCTTGGTTGTGCAAACGGATTGGCGGGCAAGGGCTTCATGTCATCCATCATGATGTAGGTTTCAAGATAGCTGTGCATACGTGTGCCACGATTTGCTGCTTCTGTGGTAATCTGCTGCGCCTTTTGTTCACCCACTGCCTTACGCCAGTTTTGCAGTGCCTGCTTTGATTCTTCGCTTTTGGTCTTGTCTAGGATAGTTGTTACGCTAGGTACCTTGCTGCCATCAGGAAGGCAATAGTGTCGCTTCCCATCAACAGATTCTCTCTTGATAGGAGCATAGTTATATTTTTGAAGTATCATTAATTATTGAATTTTTTCTTGTAGTCGTCCACTGCTGCTTTTATAGCATCTTCTGCAAGTATGCTACAATGTATTTTAACCGGTGGGAGGGCAAGCTCTTGAGCAATGTCTGAATTAGTAATCGTTCGTGCTTGGTCAAGCGTTTTTCCTTTGACCCACTCTGTGACGAGGCTGCTTGATGCGATGGCGCTACCGCATCCGTAGGTTTTGAATCTAGCATCTGTTATTACTCCATCTTGTACTTTTATTTGTAGTTTCATAACGTCACCACAGGCCGGTGCCCCCACCATACCTGTGCCCACATCGTCATCATCTTTATTAAATGAACCAACGTTGCGAGGATTTTCGTAGTGATCTAATACTTTGTCTGAATATGCCATAATTATTGAACGTCTTCGGTGTGTTTGTGTTTGATTGATTTTTTAAGTATCTTGACCCAGACCTTTTGTTCTTTGGCCAAGTCGTGTCTAAAGATTGCCTTGTAGAGTTTTTTACGAAGTTTGCGTAGTTTCATTGTGTCTCCTTAGACTGAAAAACTTGATCCACAACCGCAGGTGGTTTGTGCGTTGGGGTTGTTGATAGTGAAGCTGCTACCCATGAGTTCTTCTTTGTAGTCAATAGTGGCACCTTGCAGGTACTGCATACTCATGCTGTCAATTAAGACCACAATGCCATTGTTGTCAATAACAAAGTCGTCTTCGTTTTGTTCTTCGTCTAGTGTGAAGCCATAACTAAATCCGCTACAGCCTCCACCTTGCACGAATGTGCGTAGTTTGACTTGAGGATTGTTTTCCTCAAGTAGGATATCGGCAATTTTTGCCACGGCGGATTCGGTTAGTGTAATCATCGGCAAGTTCTTGTTGAAGTAATTGATCCATCGGGATTTTGGATCTGCGTCCATGGGCTGCAATTTTGTTGTGTAGATTGGATCACTTGTGGCTGTTCCACAATAACTGGCTGTTGCACAATGACTGGTGCAGGAGCGTAAACTGGTGGACGTGCAATTTCATAACCAATTACACCACCAACCACTGCTGGCGCTACCCAACCCCAACCACCACCGCGATGTTCCCAATGCCCGTGTTGAGCACAGGCTCCAAAACTGACTGTAATCAAAAGTGATACTAGAATCTTTTTCATAGAAAAACCCCTTATATAAGATATTTATTATAAGGGGTTTCTGTCAAAAAGTCTAGTGATTATGAGCGTGAACTTAGAGCTCGGTTTGCCATTGCGCTAACTGTCTTTTCTGGAGCAGTCTGTGCGCCGCCACCTGCACCACCAGCTCCACCTACATCAGCTTCGGGGCCTTCAATTGGTTCTGGAGGATTGATAAACACATACTTGACACCATCTTCGTTGTCATCAATGCTTTTGATCATTTCTTTGACTGTGTCATTGTTGCTTTTGGCTTTTTCCAATGCGTTCAAATCAAATGCTTCACCGCCGGGTTTGTTCTTAACCAAATTCATCAGAGCCGTGACTGCGATTTTGGGAATCTTTTTGTCAGCAGCGCTGAATTGAATTTCGCGTAGTGTGTCAATTAGTGCAGCATCGGCTTCGTGGTCAGCATCGTCCTCGATATGTGCGCTGATATCGTCGCCCATGTCAAAGTCGTCTTCAAAGAGGGCAAACTCTTTATATCTCATTTTTTAGCCTTGGCGTCCTTAGCCGCTTTTTTCATCGACTCTTTTTTGTTACCGTCTTTGTCAAGATCGATATAGTCTGGTTTGGCTTTCTTGGCTTCTACCATGCCACGACGTTCACGGCCTAGTTCTTCTGTACCACCGGCTGCTGCGCCAGTTGCTGCAAACTCGTCGCCGCCTTCTGGAGCAGGAGCGGCCATATCGCCCATACCAGCTGCTGGAGCAGGAGCACCGCCCATGGCACCCATGTCACCACCCATATTCATGTCCGGTGTAGATTCGCCAGTTAGTTGACGTGCTGCGTTGTCTGCACTGGTACGTCCATCGCTCAGTTGTTGCCATAGTTGTTGCAACAATGGAGTTACTGCGCCTTTGAATGCTTCGGCTTGTTGGTCACCAATTTGATCACGGATTGTGTCTAGTAGTGCTGGCAACTGCTCGTTTTGCATTTTGCCGATCTTTTCCAACATGTCTTGAATGCTGTCAACCATGTCTTTAGCTGCTAGTGTAGCTTCAGCTTTGGCCATTTCGCTTTCTGTGATCAGTTGTTGACGGTTTTCAACCATCCAACGATTTAGGCTTTCACGCACCATGAACATTTCCATGTACTGTGGATTTTGTTCTGCTGTGTGTACGCCGTGTGTACGTTTGGCACGGTCCAACGTTTCATTAAGGCCTTGAACGATGTTGTAGGCTTTTTTAAACGTCATGTTTGCATAGTCAATTTTAAAACCAAAACGGCTCTCGACTACTCGGTTAATTTTGTTAGCTCTAGGCTGATTGCTCATTTCTGATAAACGCATGGTTGTTATTCCCAATATTTTATATATTTAGCATGTGATAAAGATTTCTGCAATTGATTATTGGCGTTACTGAGCTGTAGACGTGCATCAAATAATCTTGCTGTCCATATGTCTGCTTTATCATACTGTTTTGCTATTTTAGCACGTTTTACACTAGATTCATAGTGCTGTATATCGTTTCTTAACCGTAGTACCGAGGCATCTGCCAGTGCTATACTGTCGGCCACATTATAGCGTTGACTTTGATAGCACAAGGTGTAGAACACTGCACTCAGCTTGTCTGTGAAGTTCTGTATCAACTGGTTGTCGCTGTTGCGTAGTTGCCAAACTCCGTGATCGTTTAAGACACGATAACGCCCTACTACATAGCCCAGGTCTCCCAAAGGCCATATATAGGGCGTTTTTTGTCCTATGCTGAGTTGATGTATTTGTTGTTCAGTCCATTGGCTCAAGTAGAGAGCAGTGGCCTTGATTATGGCTTTAACTTCTGCTAGATCCGCTGATTCGTTTTTTGTAGATGATGCGACCGTTTTCATTGATTCTGTATAGTACGTCTTTGTTGACTAGTTGATTTGCTATGAGCTGATGTCTGGGATCTAGCTTTGACTTGTGTAGTTCTTTGGTCTCATTGAACATGTCCAATATTTCAGCTTCTTCGTTGGTTATTGGCAGTGTCAAGTTATTTAATAGTTCTACGATACGCATGTTAGGAAAGTTTGACCAGTAGTGTGATTATGCCTGTAATTAATACGCCGATAATTGTGGTGCCAATGGCAATCATGGTTTTGTAGGGATCAGCACTCTCTTTGGGGGCATCCGCTTTAGGGGCATCCGCTTTAGGTTGCTGCGGTTGCGATGTTTGCAAACTGGCCACCAAGCGGTCTTTGATGTCGATAAGGTGCAACTCGACTTTGTCTATGCGATGTTCTAAGTTGTCTAATTTTGTTTCCAAGCTGGCATACCTCACTGCACAAATTTCTACGTGCGCCTCAAGGTTCTGCTTCTCTATTTCGGTCGGCTTCATCACTATCTATTCTTTCAAAGGGGTTGATGCTGTTTTAGTTGTTGCCGTAAGGATGAGCCATAAAGTGAGCCAGAGTAGGTGCCAGTAGCATCTTATACGTTATTTATGTCCCAATAGCCTTTTT